AGAAAAAGATTTACAAGGTTTGACTTTGGTTGAAACTTGGTTGGTGGCTGATGAAAAAATGGACAAATCTAGAGTTTACGGAATTGACGTTCCTGTAGGTACTTGGATGGGGGCCGTTAAGGTCAATAACGAAGAAGTTTGGAACGATTATGTGAAAACGGGCAAGGTAAAGGCTTTTAGTATTGAAGGATATTTCATTGATAAGATGGAACAGAAACCAAAAGCAAAAGAGGACCTAGAATTATCTGAAGATTTGATAATTGATAAAATAAAAAACATTTTAAATAAAAAAAATTAATGGCGCAAGAAAGAAGAAAGCCGGGTTTTATACCAAGTAGAACATCACCTACTAATAGCGGTAGGGCTTGTCTTTGTTGGGACACAAACACCTACTCTAGAAAATGTTGTGATGGCTCAATTCAAGCGCAAGGGATTGGAGTTATATCTAGAACAGACTGAAAATACAAAATCTAAATTAAAAACCGTTATATTAATAATTATGAAAAGTAAACTAAATCAAATTAAAGAACTTTTAAATATTCAGGTTAAACTTGAAGAAATGAAGTTAGAAAATGGTACTATAGTTAGTGCAGATTCTTTTGAAAAGGACAGCGAATTATTTATCGTTACAGACGACCAACAAGTAGCTATGCCTGTCGGCGAGTATTTACTTGAAGATGGCCGTTTATTAGTTGTATCTGAAGAAGGTATTATTGCAGACATTAGAGACGTTGCGGATGACGTAACACCTAAAGAAGGCGAAGAAATTACCGAAGACCTAAAAGACGACGAATACGAAGGAGACCATCCGGAAGGCGAAAAGAAAGAAGACGAAAAGGAATTGGAAGAAGAGGCAGACGTTGCAGATTGGAAGGGTATGGAAAAAAGAATCCAAAATCTTGAAGATGCAATTGCTGATTTAAAAGGTGATAAAGAATCTAAAATGGAAGAAGTACCGGAAGAACCTAAAGTTGGTGAAGAGGTAAACGTTTTAAAATCTAGAACCGTAAAAGAAGAATTTTCTGAAGTTTTAGAGCCTGCGGTTTCTTCAATTAAAGCAAACCCTGAATCTGAATCTGTTCAAAAGAAAAAAGTTGAATTTGTACACAATAAAATGGGTGCAACTACAATGGATAGAATATTACACAGATTAACTAACAAATAATATAAACAGTAAAATAAAAATAAAAATGAGTAATTTAAAAAATGTAAAATTAGCAACAGCTACCAATATTACTACAACTTATGCAGGAGAATTTGCAGGAGAGTATATTGCAGCGGCTTTATTATCTGCATCAACTATTGATGACGGAGGATTAACGGTAAAAGCAAACATCGCTTTCAAAGAAGTAATTAAGAAATTAGCTACAGGTGCTTTAGTTCAGGCAGCGGCTTGTGACTTTACACCAAACAGTTCTGTAACTTTAACTGAAAGAATAATTCAGCCGGTTGAGCTAATGGTTAACCTTCAATTGTGTAAATATGACTTCGTTAACGATTGGGAGAGCCAATCAATGGGATTCGGTTTAGGTCAAACTTTACCTCCAAAATTTTCTGACTTTATGATTGCACACGTTGCAGCAGAAGTTGCTCAAAATACTGAGTTTAATATTTGGCAAGGTGATACAGCAGCAGCAAGTAACAATTCATTTGATGGATTTGAAAAGTTAATCGCAGTAGCAGTAGCAGCAGGAGATATTCCGGCAGCACAAGCAATTGGTGGTGGTGTAGCTTTAACGGCTGCAAATATTATCGAAAAATTATCTGACGTTGTAACAGCAATTCCTGCACAGTTATACGGTAAAGAAGATTTATTTATTTACATCGGTACAAAAGCAGCAAAATTATATGTTCAGGCCCTTGGTGGATTTGCAGCAAATGGTTTAGGTGCAAATGGTGTTTCTAATATGGGTACGCAATGGTGGAACAACGGTTCTTTAACTGTTAATGGTGTAAAAATATTTGTTGGACAGGGATTATCTGACGATAAAATGTATGCAGCACAACGTTCTAATTTGTATTTTGGAACAGGTTTGTTAAATTCGACACAAGAAGTTAAGGTCTTGGATATGAGCGATTTAGATGCCTCAAACAACGCGAGAATCGTTATGAGGTTTACAAGTGCAGTTCAATTTGGAATCGCTTCTGATATTGTTTCTTACGTTTAGGATTAATTAATATTAAAAAGAGGGTAGGTGGTTCGTCTACTTACCCTTTTTTTATTCAATACAACTTGTTGAAAATCAATGAGTTAACTAATAAAAAAAATAAAAATAATTATGGCTTGTTTATTAACTACCGGTAGAAAAATTCCTTGTAAAAGTGGATTTGGCGGGATTAAAACCGTATATTTTGCGGATTACGGCACAATTGCCTCAATAACACTTGACGCAGACAATTTAGCAACTATTGTTAATGGTACACCTGCACCGGAATGGTTTGAATATAATGTTAAAGGGGCTTCTAGTCTTGAAACAACTGTTACCTCAAGTCGAGATAATGGTACGACATTCTACACTCAAACTTTAAATTTAACATTAACTTTCTTAGACTCTAAAACGCAGGGAGAATTGCAAACACTTGCAGTATCTAGACCTTACGCAGTAGTTGAAGATTACTATGGTAATAGCTTCCTTTTGGGCCTTGAAAATGGCCTAGAATTAACGGGAGGTACAGTTGTAACCGGAGCGGCTGCAGGAGATTTAACAGGTTTTACTTTGACGTTCGAAGGAATGGAAGAAAAAGCCCCTTATTTCTTAGGAGCAGGAGTGACGGCTTCAGGAACGCAAATTGACCCAACACCTGCCGGAGTACCTGCTTAAAAAGCAATGTATTCTTTAAAATAAAAAAGCATCCAAATATGGGTGCTTTTTTTTTTGCTTATTGATTTTACAAATTGCTTGTTTTTTACCGTTATATAAGTAATGATAATATTAACAACATCAGCGGCAGCACAAACACTTTCGGTAGTTCCTAGGATTTATTCTAGCGAATTTACAATGAGTATAAGAGACGATAGTACTAATGTAAAGGTTTTTTATGAAATACAAAACGCTGTAACATCAGGGAACTATTCGAGTTTTACAAATATTTTTAACCCTGTTTTAGTTGAAAACCATTTTTATAACTTAGAATTATACGTAGATTATAATTTTTGGAATACAAATTACGGATTTTGGCAATTGGACAATTTTAAATGGAATGAAGACGAAAGACAAGTTTTAGACATTTATAACGATAAAATATTTTGTACGGACCAAGATATAAATCAACTAGAAAACGACAATTATCAATTAAATAAAGGCGAATACGTACATTATAACGGATTTGATAATACATACCAAGTACCATAAATATGGAAAATAAAAGACTAAGAAATAACAAAGGTCAATTTAAAAAGGCTTCAAAAAGTTCAGAATTTGGATTTGTTAATTTAAGCACTTATACAAGCCCCGAAATTGTGGAGGTAAAAGGTGAGGATTGGATTCGCTACGGCAGTGATAATTCCTATTTTCAGTTTTTAATCGATAGATTTAATGGTAGCCCAACAAATAACGCTGCAATAACCGGAATTTCTCAGGCTATTTACGGTAAGGGATTAAACGCTACAGATTCTAGTAGAAGACCAAACGAGTATGCTCAAATGGTTTCGTTGTTTAAAAAAGATGACGTTAGAAAACTTTGCTATGACTTAAAATTAATGGGTCAATGTGCAATGCAGGTAATTTACACTAAAGACAGAAAGAAAATTGCAAAAGTAGAACATTTTCCAATTGAAACACTTAGAGCAGAACGAGCAAATAAAGACGGTGAAATAGAGGCTTACTATTATTTTGCAGATTGGCCAAATATAAAAAAGTCAGATACACCGTTAAGAATACCTGCTTTTGGAACGTCAAAGGAAAGTATTGAAATACTATACGTAAAACCTTATAAATCAGGCTTTTACTACTATTCTCCTGTCGATTATCAGGGGGCTTTACAATATGCTGAATTAGAAGAAGAGGTTTCAAATTACCATATCAACAATATACGCTCAGGCCTCAGCCCGAGTATGTTAATTAATTTTAATAATGGTACCCCGAATGAACAGGAAAGACAATTAATCGAACAAAAAATAGCGGATAAATTCGCCGGGACCAACAATGCCGGGAAATTCATCATTGCTTTTAACGATAATAAAGAAAGTCAGGCAGAGATTACACCGGTACAATTATCCGATGCGCATAACCAATATCAATTTTTAAGTTCTGAATGTTCTTTAAAAATACAGGTGGGCCACAGGATAGTTTCTAGTTTTTTACTAGGAATACCAACAGCAACAGGTTTTTCTTCAAATGCAGATGAAATAAAAGTATCTTCTCAATTAATGGATAACACCGTTATTAGACCTTTTCAGGAACTTTTAATAGATTCTTTTGATATCATACTCGCTTACAACGATGTTGCCTTAAACCTATACTTTACGACCTTACAGCCCCTAGAATTTACTGAAGTAGATAGTAGTATTCAGGACAAAGAAACTATTGAGGAAGAAACGGGTGTTGAAATGGAGAAAAAAGAATCACTATCTGAACATACTTGTTCATTGTCTAGCGATAAAACTCAATTTCTTTTAGGTTCTTTATCTTCTACCGGCAATAAAATGGGCGAAGATTGGATTCAGGTTGACGAACTAGAAGAAGAATCTAATTTATCAAATGAAGATTGGGCCAATTATTTAATACAGGAAAAACCGAAAAGTACTTTAAATAAAATAAAGGATATTTTAGGTTTAAATCAAGATTACGTAACTAGCAAAAACAACGGGTCCGCTTATTCAGATATTGATTCTAAAAATGGGCTTTATAAAATAAGGTACAAATACGCTTTAGGTGCTTCAAAAGGAAAAAATACTAGAGACTTTTGTTCTAATATGATGGATATGTCAGATGCCGGGATGGTTTGGAGACTTGAAGATATTGACCAAGCAAGTAGGGGCGATGTTAACGTGGAATTTAGACATAAGCCAAGCATTGAGTACAATATTTTTGAACTAAAAGGCGGTATTTACTGTCATCACAAGTGGAAAAGAGTATTATATCGAAAAGAATCAAATACGGAAGTTTCAAAGAATTTATCTAATTATAAAAAAACTAGAACAATTCCTAAATCACAACAAAGATTTCCTAGAGGTTCTGCAAAAGCAGCAATTGCAACAATAAAACAACCGGGTCAGGGTAGATACCCATTATCTAGTGTTTCATTAAATGATAAAGGGTACAAAGTAAGTCAGCGAAGGGGTAAAAGCGGACGTTGGATTAAAGAAAACGAAACTTGCTTAGACTTAGCAGGCTTGTCTTCTAAAAGTGCTTTAACAACAGCTAAACAGGCTAGAGATTATTCTAAGAAATTAAACGATGCTAAAAGTAGCAATCCAAATATTTATTGGTCCGTTTCAGAGGTTTCACCTGAAGACGCTCAGGCCGGTATTGTAATTGATAAAAATTACGGTTCTATTATGGTTGCAGCAAATGGGGACATAAAAGGTTTATTTAAAAACCCTGAAACAAATACAAGAGGCGTAGGTGCTAAATTAGTTCAGCAAGCAGTAAATAATGGAGGTAGAACTTTAGATAATTTTGATGGATTTTTAACAAAAATATATAAAGAAGCAGGATTTAGGGTTACAGGTAGGATTCCTTTTGATGAACAATATAAACCTGATGGGTGGATTAAGGAATTACACGGCACACCGGACGTTGTTTCTATGATTTATGACCCAAAAAATGAATTAGATATTCGAGAGCAAATGTTTTCAGGTGATGACGGTTACGACGAAATGATAAGACATAGAAATTCAAGTTTAAATATTTGTAATTAATAATATATAAAAAATGGCAACAGTACTATTTATAAACAGAACTGACCTTGTTCGTAATTCAATTATGGACGGAAATGTAGATACGGATAAATTTATTTTCTTTATTTCTACGGCGCAAAAAATACATATTCAGGAGTATTTAGGTACAAAAATGTATAATGGTTTAACGGCTGCAATAGTTGCAGGAATTGATTTACCTGCAAATGCTAGATGGAAACTATTATTAGACGATTACGTAGTCGATATGTTAATTTGGTTTACTCAGGTAGATTACCTTCCTTGGGCTTCTTACCAATTACGTAATGGGGGTATGATGAAACACCGGTCTGAAAATGCAGAAACAGTTTCAAAAGAAGAAATTGATTTTCTAGTAGAAAAAGCTAGAACAAATGCAGAATGGTATTCTAGAAGATTTATCGATTTTATGGGTTTTAATCAAACTTTATACCCGGAATATACAAATAATATTAACGACGATATTTACCCTAGTTATGATGCAACTTTTAACGGTTGGGTATTATGATTTACAAACCAAAAGAAAAAACTTTAGAAAAGCTAAGGGCTTATTTGAAAAAAAAAGATAGCATTAATAAATCAATAAATAAAACAAAAAAATTAAAGAATGGCAACTCTATTTAATACTAAAATATCTGCTACTTACGAGGGCTTATTAAAAACCATTGACAATGCTGCTATTTCTGCAACATTAAAAGAACTTACAGATGGTTCGGGAAACCAATCAGGTCTTTATTTAAACACAGCCGGTGACTTTAAAGTTACAAGCGTATTAGAATGGGGGTCATTAAAAGATACAGGAACAGGGGTTACTATAACTCGTTACGTGACTTCTACTGATGGTTTAGAAAACTTTGATAATAATACATCACTACCAACAAGTGCAGCGGTTAAACTGTACGTAGACACTAAATTTGCTACATCGGACACTTTACAAGAGGTTTTAAGTTTTGGAAACACCACAAGTGGAAGCGATATTGTAGTTTCTTTAAATGACAATATTACGTTTACTGATTCAAGTAAAGCATTATTTGGAAATAGTCAAGACTTAGAAATTAACCACAATGGAACGGACAGTTTTGTTACTGATTTAGGGACGGGTGATTTAAGATTAAGAAGCGATAATTCTATAAAGATTCAAGCCTCAACAGGTGGTAACAATTTAGCTACATTCACAAAAGGTGCAGGTGTAGATTTATATTTTAATAACGCAAAGAAATTAGAAACTACAAATACAGGTGTTTCAGTTACAGGTATAATTTCAAATTTAACAAATCCAAATGCTGCTCAAGATGCTGCTACAAAATCTTATGTAGATGCTTTAGATGCAGGAAGTGATTTAGACATAACAGATGGTACAACTACAGGTGACGTAAACTTAAATACTCAAACTTTAAGCATTTTAGGAACTACTAATGAAATAGAAACGGTAGTAAGTGGACAAAGTGTAACGATAGGTTTACCAAGTTCAATAAGTACTGATTTAGTTGGTAATGTTACAGGAAACTTAACAGGCGATGTTACGGGTGATGTTTCAGGGAATGTTACAGGAAACGTCACAGGTGATTTAGCGGGTAATGTAGTTGGAAACGTAACGGGAAATGTAGCAGGCGATTTAACAGGAAATGTAACTTCAACTTCTGTTCTTGCTAATGGAGTTACAGCAACAACTCAAGCATCAACTGATAGTTCTACAAAAGTAGCTACAACAGCTTATGTTAAAGGTTTGGATAATGCTTCAGATTTAGATTTTAGCGGAGATTCAGGTACAGGCGATGTAAACCTTAACGCTCAAACTTTTGCAATTACAGGTACGGCTAACCAAATAGAATCAAGTGCTTCCAATCAGGGATTAAGTTTACAGTTCCCAACTGCAGGAGTTACATTACCAAATGGTTCTGTGGCTACCACACAATCAGCAGACGATAACAGCACAAAGGTTGCGACTACTTCTTACGTAGATACTTCAGCGGCTTTATATTTACCTTTAGCAGGTGGAACAATGAGTGGTAACACTATTCATAACGATAGCATAAAATCTATTTATGGAACGGGAAGCGATGCTCAAGTTTATCACGATGGCTCTAATTTCTACGCAAACAATTCAACAGGTCAATTAAACATAGACCAATCGGCAGTAACAGAATCAATAGTATTTAAAACATCGGATGCAAATGCTTTAGATACAACTGCATTAATTATTAATAGAGGTGGCGATTTAATTACAGGGCGTGATGTTACAATTGCAGGAGACCTTACAGTAAATGGAACGACTACAACGGTAAATTCACAGACTTTATCAGTAGATGACCCACTTATATCACTTGCAATTAATAATGCCGCAAATAGCCTTGATATTGGTTATTACGGTAAATACAATGATGGTACTACAAGGTACTTAGGTTTATATAATGATGCTTCGGATAGTAATAAATTCAAGCTATTTAAAGGCACAACAGTAGAACCTACAACGACAGTAAATATTGGTGCAGCAGGATATGTAGCAGCAGATTTACAAGTTGCAGGATTAGAAAGCTCTAGTTTTATTTCAACAG